CCTAGAATCGAGAACCTTGAATAATTTATTTGCACAACTTGAAAAATTATTAAAAAAATAAAAAAAAGCTTTGCATTTATCCCATATAATCTTATAATATATAATATAACGAAAGAGGTGAAAAATGTTAAATTATACAGGGATCAATATTTCAAAAGGTTCTGGAAAACTTCAAGATATTAGATCAATAAACACAAATACTTTGACTAATGCATTTTGTATTAAGCAAGGAAAAAATAAAAATTCAGTTTGCAGTATTTGCTATTCTGAAAAAATGTTAAGAACAATGCGCAAAAATTGTGTTCCATCGTGGCAACATAACAGTAATTTATTAAGTAAAGTTATTATTCAAACTGAATTATTGCCTACTATATTGGACGCATTTTTTAGGTTTTCTAGTCATGGTGAATTAATAAACGATATTCATTTAATTAACTTAATTAATATCACAAATAAAAATCCACATTGCACTTTTACTTTATGGACTAAAAGAAAAGATATTATTAATAAAGTTTTTAAAACGATGAATAAACCTAAGAACTTGATTTTAATATTTTCTAATAGTCAATTAAATAAACCAATTGAAACATTGCCTAAATATTTTGATAAAACTTTTAACAATGTCACAAAAGAATACAATAAAAAAAAGATTAATTGTTTTTCAAAATGTAAAGAATGTTTAATTTGTTACAAACATAATAATATTAATCAAATTATAGAGTATGTAAAATGAAAAAAATTTTAATGTACAGAAACAGACACGGCGAATTATTATCGCCGTCAGGATTTAAAAGATTAAATGGAAACAAAAATTTGACTCAATCACAATTAAAACTTTTGAAATTAAAAAAAGAATTTTTTACGTTTCAATAATCATATAATCATATAATCATATAATCATAATCATATCTGGCGCTTAATCATAGCGCCAGATCATACCTACAATCATATAATCATATAATCATATAATCATATCACTAGAACCCAGGTTCTTGCTGCAAATAAATATATAAATGTTTATTGGATTAAAAAACCTAGATCAGCTCGTTCAAGCTGATCTAGGTAAGGAAGGAACTTATAAACCTTTTTTTTCTATTGTTTTTAAAAAATAATACATCTCTTTTAAAGTTTTAAAACCATCTTCAAAATCTGATCTATTAGGATGATTGCTAAATACTATGATATAAAAATTACTACCATTGTAATTTTCTATGATATCAATTGTATAATTTTTTTCATCTGCTTGAGAATAAATAGACAAGCTTAAATTATCCATGGTAACAACATTGCCATTTACTTTTACATATTCAGTCATAATAAAAAAAGGGAAGAGTTATTAGCTCTTCCCTATCCTTTCTATTTTTTTGTGTTTACAGATAAAACATCACTAATAGATGTAGTTCTAAATTTAGTGATTAGTTTCTTTGTTTTTTCATCTAACAATTTTTCAAAGTCTTTTAAAAATTGTTTTAATGAATTTTTGGTAGTAGGCCTTTTTTTTAAGTTAATTTCCCACCATTCATCTTTATATTTAGCATTATGGAAAACTACATTTTTTTCTTTAAATAAAGAAATTAATTTAGGTTTATGTTTATTATATATTTTAGTGTGAGCTTCTAAATGATGTTTGTTAATTATTACATCACTTAAAAAGTCTAAGTCATCCTGTGTGAATGAGTGACAATTATGATGCTCAACTAAAGGTTTTTTAGTTTTCTTTTGTTGTTGTTTAAGCTTTTTAAAAGCTTTTTCTATATTACTTTGAGCCATTGTTATTCCTTTCGTTAAGTTTATATTAATTGCTCAATTATATTATGGGATATAATAAGATATATGTCAACAAAAATAATTATAAAAAAAATAAAAAAAGTTATTGACTTATATTAAATCTTATATTATCTTATATATATAAGATAACAATAACGAAAGGAATAAATATGAAAAAATCTTTTAATCATCCTGTACTAGGAAAAATTGACGGTTATTCTAATATGAAAGAGTTTGATCAAGCTATCAAAGAATGGAATAATAAAAACAATATTCCACACAAAGATAATTAAATAATAATCATTTTATGGGGCAGTGATACTGCCCCATATTTCCAAGGCTCATTTCTCATTTACATATAACATAGACTAACAAAAGCTCGACCACCTGCGGGCGGGTGCTTGCTAGCATATACACCTATAGGCTAAGTTAGATAAATGTAAACATTTGAATTTTATTCTAGTTTGAATATAATACGCTTATGCAACCTGATCTAATGACAACAGAAAAACTGAGGCTCGAAGTAGAGAGGCTCTGGATTAAACACATCAAGTTATGTCAGGATCACTTCTTATATTTTGTGCAAGAAGTCTGGCCCGATTTTATATGTCGTAAAGAAAAAGATAGGAGTAAGTGGGGACATCATCAGATTATTGCTCACGAGTTTACGAACATTGCTGCAGATAAAAAAGGGAGGCTCATTATCAATATGCCCCCTAGACATACTAAATCTGAATTTGCATCTGTATATTTTCCTGCTTGGATCATTGGAAAGTTCCCCAAAATGAAAATAATGCAGGTATCTCACAACACAGAACTGGCAGTGAGGTTTGGTTCTAAGGTTCGTAATATTATTGATTCACCAGAGTATAAACAAATTTTTGGTAATGTGAAACTGCGTGAGGACTCCAAGGCAAAAGGTCGTTGGGAAACAAATCACGGAGGTGAGTATTATGCAGCAGGAGTTGGTGCGTCAATCACGGGCCGTGGTGCGGACTTATTGATTATTGATGACCCACACACGGAACAAGACTCAATGTCGGATATTGCGATGGAACGTGCTTATGATTGGTATACGTCAGGTCCACGACAGAGGTTACAGCCTGGTGGATCTATATTGATGGTTATGACGAGATGGGCAGAAGATGATTTAACGGGTAGATTATTGAAGGCTCAAACTGAACCAAAAGCTGATAAGTGGCGACAGATTTCATTTCCCGCGATTCTCGACTCAGGGAACCCAGTGTGGCCAGAGTATTGGGAGTTAGAAGAATTAGAAAAGATTAAGTCAAGTATACCTATTCGTAACTGGTCAGCTCAGTATATGCAAAATCCTACGAGTGAAGAGGGTGCGATTTTAAAACGAGAATGGTGGCAACCATGGAGGGGTGAGGGCTTGCCTAATTTAATGCATGTGATTCAAAGTTATGATACTGCGTTTAGTAAGAAAGAGACAGCGGATTATTCTGCGATTACGACTTGGGGTATATTTTTTCCAGAAGAAGGTGGGGCACCGCATTTGATTTTGTTAGATGCTTTGCGGGGTAAGTTTGATTTCCCAGAACTAAAAGCAGTTGCCTTGGATGCTAATAAGTATTGGGAACCTGAGACGATTATTATAGAGCAAAAGGCAAGTGGTGAACCGTTGACTCAAGAGTTTAGGAGAATGGGTATACCTGTTGTGCCATTTGTTCCAAGTAAGGGTAATGATAAATATACGAGAGTGAATGCCTGTGCTCCTGTTTTTGAAAGTGGTCAAGTTTGGTTTCCGTTTGGTGAAAAGTTTGCAGAAGATGTGATTGATGAATGTGCATCGTTTCCTAATGGTGCACATGATGATTATGTTGATTCTACTACCCAGGCTGTGTTAAGGTATAGGCAGGGCAACTTTATTGAGTTATACTCAGACTATGTTGACAACGAAGATTTGCCACCAAAAGATTATAGGTATTACGAATGAGCGAAGAGTCAGAAGATAAACAAAAACAAGCAAAAAAACTTTCTGTATTAAGTAAACTTTTTGGAACGCCAGGAAGTTTGTTTGATTTAATTAATCCTAAAAGAAGTCAAAGAAGAAGACGCTATGTTGCGCCAATGCGTATTGCTCGATCAAGAGTACAAGAAAACCCAGAGTTTAAAATAGTGGGAAGACAGGTTCCTGATATTGAAACACAAGTTAGAGAGGACGTAGCTAGAAATCTTGCGCCCAGTGCATTGGATGTTGATCCTGCAATGATACAACCTGTGTTAAAAAGACTTCCCGCATCTTTACAAGATTTAAGAAGGACAATAGCACCTGCACGTAAAGGGATGTTTGTTACGGTTAAAACAAAATTAGGGCGTACTAAAAAAACAAGGATTACATAATGGATGAAGAAGAAAATCTGGAAGAACAGGTTGAACCTGTTGATGTATTAGTCGAAGAACCCAGTGACGAGATGGTTGAAGAACAACCAGAGGCTCAAGAAAATGATTTTTTTAAGAACTTAGCAGAGGACATGGACGACAGAGCCTTGACTGCGCTATCAAGTGATTTGATTACAGAGTATAAAAAAGACAAAGATTCACGTGCTGATTGGGAAAAGGGATATACATCTGGCTTAGACTTATTAGGATTTAAATATAACGATGAAGGTCAGCCATTTAAGGGTGCGAGTGGTGTAACGCATCCTCTATTATCAGAAGCTGTAACACAATTTCAAGCACAAGCGTATAAAGAGTTATTACCACCTGATGGACCTGTAAGAACGCAAGTTGTTGGTGAAGCAAGTAAGCCAAAACAGGAACAAGCAGGTCGTGTAAAAGAATTTATGAACTATATGTTGATGGACAAGATGGAGGAATACACTCCTGAGTTTGATCAATTGTTATTTTACTTACCTTTAGCGGGTAGTGCGTTTAAAAAAATATATTATGACGAAATAAAACAACGCGCTGTGAGTAAATTTGTACCTGCAGAAGATTTAGTTGTGCCGTATTATGCATCTGATTTGTTAGATTGTGAAAGAATTACGCATATTATCAAAATGACAGAAAATGATGTGTTGAAAAAGCAAAAATCTGGTTTTTATCGTGATGTTGAGCTGATTCCTACACAAGAAGAGGACGAAATTCAAGATAAATACGATCAAATGGAAGGGGTCTCGAGCCAAGGAACACGGGACTATCAATTTAATGTGTTAGAAATGCATGTTGACCTTGATTTAGACGAATATGAAAAGCAAAATGAAGAAAAAAACATAAAAGTTCCGTATATTGTGACAATTGATGAAGGTTCACAACAGATTTTAAGCATTTATCGCAATTTTACCCAAGATGATCCTACGTTAAGACGTAACGAATACTTTGTGCACTACAAATTTCTACCAGGACTAGGGTTTTATGGCTTTGGTTTGATTCATATGATTGGTGGTTTGGCAAAAACTGCCACATCTGCACTAAGACAGCTACTTGATGCGGGTACCTTGAGCAATTTACCAGCAGGATTTAAGTCAAGAGGACTTAGAATTAGGGACGATGATCAACCGTTTCAACCAGGTGAGTTTAGAGATGTGGATGTGCCTGGTGGTAACATCAGAGATCAGTTTCAAATGCTACCGTTTAAAGAACCAAGTCCAACTTTGTACAATTTGTTAGGATTTGTAACGCAAGCAGGCCAACGTTATGCAGCAATTGCTGATATGGCAGTAGGAAACGATGCACAAAACAGGGCAGTAGGGACAACAATTGCATTATTAGAACGTGGCTCTAGGGTCATGAGTGCTATTCACAAAAGATGTTATTATTCTATGCGCCAAGAGTTTCGTTTGTTATCAAAAGTGTTTGGGACATATCTTCCACCAATTTATCCTTATTCAGTGTATGGGGGTAATCGTTTGATTAAGGTTGCTGACTTTAGTGATGATGTAGATGTTATACCTGTTGCAGATCCAAATATTTTTTCTATGGCACAACGTGTAACACTAGCACAAACTCAATTACAAATAGCACAAAGTGCACCACAAATGCACAACTTACGTGAAGCATATCGTAGAGTATACGAGTCGTTGGGTGCCAAACAAGTAGATGAATTATTAAAACCAGAAAAGCCAGTTATACCAAAAGATCCTGCGATAGAAAATGCAGAGGCTTTACGAATGGAAATACCAAAAGCATACCCAGAACAAAACCACGATGCACACATTATTGCACATACTTCGTTTATTAAGAGTAGAATGGTGCAAATTAATCCTATGGTGTATGCGTTATTACAAGCACACATTATGGAGCATCTTTCTTT